AATCTGTTTCTCTTAAGGACATATTCACAAAGAAAGGAGGACATGAAACGAAAAAGAAAGCAAAAACTTCTAATCAGCAAGCCCTACAAGGTTCACCATGCCTTGCAAGATTATAGTATCACATTTTTTTTAAAAAGTTGTCCCCACATTTGCAAGAGTCAAAGCATACTTCTCAGTTTTTCAACGTATCTTTTAACAAGATCACGCTCTTCCCGGCACTCTGCATCCTTGGACATATCGCTCATTTCTGTAGTAAGTTCGTCAAGATGTTCTTCCAGTGCAGCAAGCATTTTTCTTTTGCAGTCTTCAGACTTCCCGGAGCGATAGCTCTGCTTCTGTGTCATGTAGTCATCGTAAGTGTCTCGCCCATCAGAGCGGCTGTAATGCTCTCTGACATAATGTTCACCACGTCTGGCATAAGAATTGCCCCGGTCGTAATCTGGCATCATTCTGCCGTCACTTGAGCTGTATCTCCCCATGCTGTCATGTTTTCTTCCACGCTCGCTGTAATCGTCATTGTATCCGCTACGCATCTCATCAAGGACAGTGTTGTAATACTCCACTTTCTTGTCCCAGTACTGTGTGTTCTTTATATCTTTGTACATATCAATCAGCTTGTATGTCATTTCCAGATTTCCAGTAGTCAACCCACTGTCAGCGATTTTGGACAGTTCGTCTTCAATTCTTGCACATAAGTCTTTAATGTCTCTCATAATCACACCTCCTATGCTTCTCTGGTCACGACAATATTTGCGTTCGCAACAGAAATTGCCTGATCGCTTGTATTCTCTACTGCGATATTAACGCAACATCCGCGAGGTACATCAATATAGATGCCAGAGGACACATTGTTATACTGGTCTACTGCTGCCGGTGTGGAAATCATCTGAGAAGAAAGAACTGGTTCGCCAGAGATTGCAATGGCCAGAGAAATAGCCTCGACAGTACCGCCTGTTGGAATTGCAATATTGCCGGAGAAGTCTACGAAAAATCTAGCTTTGCACTGGTTAGTTAATCCTCTCAGGGTAATGATTCCGCTTCCCTCTCTGTGTTGAATACAGTTAGAGCCCTTAACTGCTGTGTTTGAAAATACTACATTTCCTTTTGCTGCTACAGTCTGAGCAGCCACATTTGTAAATTCTGCCATAAAAATACTCCTTTCATATAACAAAAAGGACAGGTCTCAGCCTGCCCCTCTGTGTAAAACGGCATAAGCCGACATCCGAATCAATCGAAAGATACTCTCGATATGAAGTTATCAGCAATTACATCCGGTGTTGCATCCGCATCCAGAATATGGATATGGCGCTGGGACTACGTAGGATGGCACAGGCATAGGATTTATCCTACGAATCAGTTCCGCTGTCTGTGCTTCCTGATTTGCCGCAATGTAAGCATTCTGCGCAGACTGAGAAGCAGCAAGCTCAAGTTTCTGAACTTTATCTCTTAAATCTGCGTTTTCTTTTGCACACAGGTAATCAAGAACCGCTCTGGTTCCAGCATTCTGATTGTCAATGATATCTCTTGTGTTGCTGTTCATGGTGTTCTGCAATGCACAGGTGTTCTGCGCCATGTTGTAGTTCACGCCCTGGATAGCTTCCCTGGTTTCACAACAGCAGTTTGCAAGCTGCGCCTGCAATGCGTTTGTATTCTGCATATTGGCTACAGTATCGGCATTGATTGCCTGCTGGATTCCAAAGCCGGTCTGCATGATGTTTGTGTTGATTCCATTGAATCCGGTAAGCATACCGTTATTCATGGCATAAAAGCCATCACACAGGCCGCTATTGATTCCGTCAAGTTTGCTGATTACTGCGGAGTTATCAAATCCTCTCTGAATGTCTGCTTGAGTAGCTGCTGTGGCTGCATATCCGCCGCCATTGCCGTTATTGCCCCATCCGTTGTTTCCCCATCCGCAGAATACGAACAAGAAAAGCACGATAAGCCACCATGCACCATCTCCACCAAACATGCCGTCATTATTTCTGCCATTTCCAGTAGCAGCGGCAATGTCTGCTAAGCTATAATTTCCATCCATAGTTATAATCTCCTTTATTGTGTATTTACATCAATCTGGCCAGATTGTAATGTACTATTTCATTCCTTTCAGCAGATTCTGAAACTGCCCTGCCATCTGCTGAACTTGGTTAAGCTGCTGTTGAGAAATCTTTCCAGACTGCAACATTTTCTGGACTTCTTCTTTTGGGTTTCCTTTGTAATTCTGTTTAAACTGCATAAACTGCTGCATCATCTGCATTGGCCCATTTCCCTGTGGCATTCCACCACCAAGCGCGTTAAATAATGGATTACTCATCTGCATTTCCTCCCTTGGTCGCTGATTCCTGCACGGTATTAACTCTAACAGATTCAGAAAATGAATTTAATCGACTTGCTATAGCGTCGAATTTGGCTTTTAAATCGTCGTATTCCTGCCTGGTGACATATTTACTGTCCATGTTTTGAACAGGCTGTTTAGGCGGCATCTGAGAGCCTACCTCGTGATATTCAAACGTCCGTAATGGTTGTGGCATACCGGAAACGTCTGTTGATTTTATAAAGAATTTTTCTGATTCTGAATCCATCAGTAAAACACTTGTCCCGGGTGCTACCAGATAGGATTTTGCGCCTACTTCGCCGGATACCCACAGGATACCGCTATTATTCTGCTGTGGTTGCTGTACTGGTTGAGCTGGAATCTGGACAGGCTGTTGCTGGAACTGGTTCATCTGCCCAGGAACGCCAAAACTATATTGATAAGGATTGTTATATAATGCCATCTTATACACCGCCTTTCTGATTATATTTTTACATAAAAAAAGAACCGGAAACAGGTCGTTTCTGGCTCTAATTAGTATCCAAAAAGTATCAGCACACTTTGATTATTTTATTGTTTACTCGGCGGCTTAATCGTTTCGCCGTAGATATGCTCACGTTCATCTGTTCAGCGCAGTATTCAAGCGTGTATTCTTTACATCTCAACCGAAACAATCTTTCTTCGTCCGGCGTGAAATTACACTCTACTAAGAATCTGTCTATATCTTTCTTTGTGAACACATATAATTTCATGAGCATACCTCTTATTAATGCAATTAACGCTGATTCTGTGCAAGATAATTTGTAAGCTTCTGTTTTGTTTTTTTTAATTCCTCTACATTGTCGCCGCTAATCTGGCTGTCCAACATGGTTGACAAGACTTCCAAAATAAGGGAATCTCTCTCAGCTATTCTTTTTAACGTTTCAAAATCTCTTTTATCGTGGTCTTCCAGAATTTCCACTCTCTTATTAAGCCGAAATGCCGGAGCAATCCATTTAAAAATAACAGCTGCTGCCCCTCCAATAATTGATACCCCTCCACAAATTGAAAGAAAAAAATGAATAAATTCCTGTATGCTCATTTAGCTACTCCTTTTTCCCAGTAATATACCGGGATTTCATTACCGCTATCCCATGTATCGAAATATTTGCCGTCTTGTGCCGTCACAACATGGCCATCTATGCAGAGAATGTACGTGCCGGTCGGATGATCTGCACAAAAGTCGTTGACTGTATAGATATATCGTTCTGATTGTTCAATCAGTTTGCGTCTGTATCCACGCTTATAGAGGTACGCTCCCCAGACATAATTTGCACTTGGCATATCTGACAGAGTGCACGCCTGTATCATTAATCCGGTGAATACCGCTTCCCAGTCGAACCCGGTTGCTTTGCATATTGCCCGGACAACGCAATCTCCTGTTCTCTTATCCTTAACAGGATTCGGATTGAAATATTCCCATCTATCCATCAGTCAATCCCCTTTGCTGTCTTATATCGTCTTGCCGCTCCTCTGGCTTTAGCGGCGTTCTGGCGGTTCCACTTAGCGATCATAAGTCGGTCTTGTAGTTCCCTCAGGCCATTCCGTTTGCAATAATCTTTATATGCAGCATTTTGTTTCTGTAAAAGATAAGACTTCCGGTCAAGGTCTTGCTGTAATGCGAATTTTGCCTTTTCATTCGGTGCATTGTCGACTCCTGCCTGCAGCCCAAGAACCTCTCTCTTCGTTTTGCGGATTCTCCGCTCATAAGTACGCTGTCGCTGTTCCTTTTCGTACTGTTTGCCTTTGTCGGCTTTGTCCTGTGCTGATAATTCTGCGTAGGGATTCGGCATTCCTTCCGCCCAAACTGAAAAATGATGTCTGCAATTTACTCCGCATATTCCATCAGCTTCACCATAATGACAATTTTCAATAAAATCTGGATATTGACTTGCTTTTTGCTCCAGCATTCTACGGTATTCTGATGTGTCTCGCTCTCGAAAAAACTCCGGCTTGATTTCTTTTAATTTTTCCCAGTCTATGGAAAATACCTGCCCTTGCCATACTTCATGACTTGGGCGACTTCCTATGTGCGCCGATGTCAATACTAAACCGTATCCCATTTCTTTCATTCTTGTCAACTGAATATCAGCACACGCCTGAGCCACTCCAGTTCTGACAGAACGTGCGACTGCTGTTTCGATCGTGTCTTTTCTGCCAGATGGATATGTGACGGTGACACCATCACTCACAACGTTGTTAACTGCCTCTTTAATGGCTTGCGTATACCCAACTGCACCAGTCATCACATGATTATATGCAAGGTCGCATTGCTCGATATATAACCTCTGAGCGGCACTTGCGGTTGTTCTCGTGAAGTTCTTCCACTCGCCCATGGTCGCAAGCATATTTCGTTCCATGAGTCTTATCATTGTTGGTGACTGTTCAAGCGGCACAGGACTTAATCCTGCCGCCTTATATACCTTATCATCATACTCCATTGCAGTGATTCCGGCATCTTCAAACGCTTCAAGAAGCTCCTGTTGCTCACGTTTGGTGTATCTGGATAGTTCTGCCAGAATGTCTTCTAACAGTTCACCGGATTCCTGTAACGTTCTGATTCTCCACGCATCAGCATTGGTCAGAATATAGTCCTCGCCCCTGCCGATTCTTGCCATCATCCGTGATACGATCTCAGAGATGATATACTGGTGCAATTCTTCAGCAATTTGTTCACTGCCCTCTGTAATTTGTCGTAAATATTCAGGACTAAGTATAATATATCACCTCTTTCGATAAATGTTGTGGTACATGTTTTAAAAATATGCTATAATCAACCTATTAAGGAGGTGTCGCAAAATGTTTTTAAAATTGAAAATTTTCTGTACTTGTAATTGCAACTATTACGTAAATGAACAAATTAACACGGAAAAGGTAATTTGTCCAAATTGCGGCAAGGAGCATCCGTCTTCATCACAAATCATATCTATGCTTCGCATGGCTAAGTGTATTAATGATGGCAATGTTCCTGGTGCAAATATAGTGAGGACATTTGCTGTATCCAAGCGAGAAGATTCTGGCTGTTAATAATGTTATTGCAAAGTGGAGAGG